TAGAAAAGTAAAGATGGGCTTGTAGTAGTTCCTTTGTTTAAAACAACATTTGCACTTCCAAGGTTCCCACTAGCAACCGTATATGGAGTACCAGATCTAAAGTTGGCTCCAGGAGCAGTTAAATATTGAGAAAGAGTGGTGACTTCTGGTAGGTTTGTTAGTCCCGATCCACTCCCAGAAAAAGAACTGGCAGTAACAGAACCACGAACATTTACATCAGAATTACTTACAGTGAGAGCAGTTCCAACTTGAAACTGTCCCCCCAAAATTGTCGTATTAATACCAACTGAAGCAATACCTGCAGAAGATTGCCCAGAAGTTGTAACAATCGTACCAATACCTGAAGAATTAGGTCCAACTTCAAGACCTTTGTCGATGCGAAAATTTTTGTTAGCCAAGGTTCACTATCCCCTTTGAACTTTATAAATTATTTATGAAACTCTACCTTCTTCATAGGGGAGCTGAGCATCTTTCAAAGATCCAAGAAAGACTCTGCCATCATATATATTATCTTTATATGGTCCATTTGCATCGACATAATGCAAAAATGATTGCAAGTACCATTCATGTTCAAATGGTGGTCTCCAATGCCATAAATCACATCCACGATACAAACAAAGATCACCAGGTTCAAGAATAATTTCTACAGCATCAGAACGATCTTCTCTTGTAGAAAAGTAAATTGGGTTTGGTTTGTCTCCAGGGAAAGCAACAGAAAGAGTTGCAGAAATTTCGCATGATGGTCTATCTCTATGAAATGTCAATTCATCATGTTTACCATAAACTCTTGTATATGCATAAGTGGGAAGAAGTTCGACTCCAACCAATTGTGACAATGGTTGACAGGACTTCATCAGAATAGTCTCAATCAATGGATCACCATAAAATGATTTAGAGATTGGACCTTGAGCTTCAACATCAAACTGTTTAGATCTACATCTCAAGTAAAAGTATTCTTCAATAAATCCCAAGAATTCTTTATCTAAGAATCCTCTTACTAATTCGTATTTTTTGGTTGCAAACGACATAATTTACCTCATTTAAAAGCTGGTCCATGAACCCATCCGACCAATGAATATCTAACTCCACTGATGACAGGAGTCACTTGATGAAGAGCATAAGATGGGAAAAATACCAATCTTCCTTTCTCTTTTTGAATTGATGTTGGATATTCGCCAAACCAAAGTTGAAGTTCTCCACCTTCATATTCCCAAGGGTCAGATAATTGCAAAACAAAACTTAGTTTTCTGGTATGACTAGAATACCATCCACCAAACATATCAGTATGTTTATTATAACATCCCTGTTCGTTCGAATTATATTCACAAAACTGAAGTGTTTCGACGTATGTTAGATCATATTGAAAGTCACTTTCATTCACTTCATTGCAAATTGGCAATAGTCTATCGTAGATAAAATTTGTCCATTTATTTGGAGTAATCCAAGAAACTTTTGTTCTGCGATTATCCATGTCTACAGTGCCTTCTCCACCATTTCCAACCTGTGCTTGGTTTTTTTGATAAAGATTTCCGTATTTAATAATCTCTGCAATTTCATGAGAAGAGAAAACCATTCCTCTCTCAGAAAAACTATTATATTGTTGCCATTTCAAAAAGTGCTTGGGGGAGTGGTCTCCCCCATACTTAAATTGTTCAATCAATTCTTCGTTTCCAGATGCAGACTTATCGTTTAAACTGAATCTGTTATTATTGTCAAAATAATCTGATATTTTCATATTGTTACACTAAGTTAGTATTAAATGCCATGGAAATTCTGACGTTATCAGTGGCGTTAGGAGTGACCATATGCATCAATCCAGATGGAAATAGATATAAGTCTCCAGGTTTTGGGTTAAAATGCACTGCTGTTTGGTATTCTCTAAATGAAGGAATTCCAGAAAACCAAACATCATGTGTATTAACAAACACTAGGTCAGATTCTTCATCTGTTTTTATATAGACACATCCTGCGAGAAAGGATCCATTATGTGTGTGTAATTGATTCCAGTTTCCTTTTCTATTGATGTTTATCCAAGCATTACTAACTTCTACTTTTCGATGATTCTCTTCACCTGGATGACATAAGTCAGGCATCACTTGTTGATTGATTATATTATAAATTCTATCAAATAAAAATTGATATTTAAAATCTAAACGAATCGAATCTGGGCTTTGCCATCCACCTTGATTGGATTTCTGTGTGGATTCCATTTTTTGTTCATCCAACAAAAATTTCTCTTCAAGATAGTTTAAATCCTTTTCCTCCAATATATCTTCAATGATATAAAGAGGACTTGCAAATAAGTATTCTTTTTTCATTACTTGTATTTTTTCGAACTCCAAAATAATTTTTTATAGGCTCCAAATCTTTTTTCGAAAGATGTGCTTAGTTTTGACACATTATTCATGATTTCATTGATTTCTTCCAAATCAATTAATTTGATCTCAGAAGTCCAATCTTCTCTTTTGAATGGTATTATTTGATATAAAGGAGTGCCTTTTGGAATAACAAAGGACTCTAGTTTTTTAGGTTGTATAATAACCAATCCATTATAAAAAAACTTATCAGTATCTATTATACCAGAAGATATGCAAAAATTTTCATGTTCGTTATAGAACGGATCAGCAAAAATACACGAATAACCTGGTGGAGTTTTTATATGCCATGGAACTTCAAATTTTACACAGTCATAAGGCCAGTTATCATAAGTATAAAACTGTTCTTTACTATGACCTCCAGCACAAGTTCTTAATTTGCTTTCCCCAACAAAAGACTTTTCTCCAAGATATTTGATCTCTAAGTCTATATTGTTTCTAATAATATATCCAGAAGTAATTAAATCATTGACTGCAGGGCAAGATCTAATAGTTTCGTTTCCATTATTTTCTTTATTATATTTCCAAAATTTTGCAAAAGGGCACTTAGAAACTTTTTTTTCCTCTTCTACTTTTTCTGCAGTTAGAGTTGATGGGAGTTTGGATATCCAGTCAGGAATCACCTTAGATGCAACAACAGGTTCAAAGTTTTCAAAAGCATCTTCAGAATAACCAACAAATTCAATTAATGGCATACTGACCTCTCAATATCAAAGACATTCTGAACGTATCATTATCTGGACCTTTTGCAGAGTGCAATTTAGATCCATCAAAAATTATAAGTCTGTTTCCAACAAATTCAATTTGATTATAAACGTCTGTTGCTCTTCTTTTTCCATCGTAGATATCTTCATTATACAACAAAAGATCCCCATTCGAATTAAAAGATCCAATGTAATATAGAATAGAAATATTTTTGTGTGCAATTTCTGGTTCACAATCCCAATGAGGGCAAGCATCCATGCCTTTGGTTTGACCATTCAAACCACAGTATTCAACCTTAGTAAAAGTTATACCTGTTTTAGATTGAATTTCATCAATCAAATGTTTAATGCAATATGGGACTTGAGAGTCCATATAACTTTTTCCCCATATTGTATGACTACAAAAATCGGTAGTAGCTTGATTAATATATCTCCAGTTACTATTGAGAAATATTTGTTCTTCTATATGTTCAGATTTATATTCAGGTAAAAATGTATCCCAAACATAAATCTTAGTTTCAAAATCATAAACTTCGGGTTTTTTAGATATAAACTCAGTGGTTAGCATAGAAATAACTCATTGGAGGAACTTTAGGAAGTTGTTTCCAATATTCAACAATTGGCATTAAACCATCGTCTGTTGTTTGTTTTATATTATCTTGAATTTTGTAGACATTATTGAACATATAATCCACAAATTCAAGATATTTTACTGCAATATCTTTCTTTAAATTTTTAGATTCTGGTCTACTAATTACCAAAATTTCTGACATAGATTGGAATCCAAGTTCCCTACAAACGTCACTAATAATTTCGTCTGCTTTTTCATAAACGTCTTGTTGATGCTGTTTTTGCATTGTAACACCTTCTGGCGGTCTCAATTCTCTCACATAAGAATGAATTAACCTAATTTCATCTGGATTTAATGCAATCTTTTCGCCATTTAAAACTCTAAATTGTACGTCTTGTCTACAATATAGTTGTTGAAATTGAATTTTTTCAGATAATTCTTTTGGGGCCTCCTGAGCACCCCAACGCCACCTCAAACCTTCTTGATTTTCGATGAACAAATAGTCATTTTCATAAATTAATACAGTCATATGTCATTAATAAAAATAATTACAAAGGTATTTAGTGGTTATCTCCAAATGTTTCTTAGTCTAGTCGTAGAGGCACAACCACTAACAACTGTTCCTAAGTCAAATGGATAACATAACCCAGGAGCAGATCTAGGAACTGGTTGACCTGCAGGAGTCACTGAACCAGGAGGACAAGAAACACCAGATGGAGTCGTAGTAGCTTGATTAGTTCCAGAGAATGGAGCAACTGGTTGTTGAACAGGGAAACATTGAGTATTTTGAGCACTTGGACCACACTGGACACCCCCAGGAGTTGTTTGAACACTAGTAAATGATTCTACTTGATTTGTTCCACTAGAAGAAAGTGGGTAACAAATCCCAACATTTGATGGTCCGTTTGGATTGGGCGTTACATTTGAATAACTAATGGGAGATCCAGTAGGATTACTACCCGCACCCCTGATGTTTACATCAACAAAACTACTATTATCACCAAAATCAAATGATGGATCAATTTTAAAACATCTGACTCCACCAGGAGAAGTTTGATACTCTCTATAACTAGCTTGATACTCTCCACCAGACACAAAAGTAGATGGCACCACTGTTCCAGGTGGTCCAGGAATTGGATTTGAAGAAAATCCACCAGGGACACCAAAAGTAATTGGAAATGGAACTTGTGCTGTTGGTGGAGTATATGGGTCTGGGTTCCAATTAAAAATAGGTTGACCTGGACCAGGATGAGCTTGTGGAGTAGGACTACCTGGATTAATCGGACCAGTTTGACGATACCTAGAATAAACTAGTCCATCAGGTGCTCTATGAGTTTGGATAACAGATGGTCCTGACGCAGGAGCAGGTAATCCACCACTACCAACAGTACTTTGAGAAGTTTTAGCAATAATCCACTGATCAAAAGGTTGAACACCACAACGACCAGCGCCAACTGGAGAAGTTGGACCACAATTAGCAGGATTTGCAGAAATCACAGCAGTAGGAGCAGGTAATCCAGTAGGCATGTTTCCTGGAGTTACTGTCACTGGTGTTGATGTTGTAGTTGGATTCCACTGTGTAACTGTTCTCGAAGTTTGAACAGGTTGTTGTACAGGTTGAATAATTGGATTACATAGAGCTCCAGGTTGACCATTTGGTTTTGTGGTTGGGTTCCAAGGCCCTGCAGGTCTTGGATTAGCATTTGGTCCATATGGTCCAGGTGGTCCAATTGCGTTTGGACCATTGCATGGAACTCCACCAACATCAGTGAATGTGGCAGTGAAAGTTTCAACTTGTGCTGGTGATGGTATTAAATTTGGATAACAAATTCCTGGAGTAAATGGACCGCCTGGAGTGCTGCCAGAGGTTCTTCTAATCGGTTGACCAGTCGGAGTTGTTACAACATTTGGACATGAAGTTCCACCATCAGTAGTTGTTGCTTGAACAGTAGTATAGTTTGTTCCTTGCTGAATTGGTGTAGGAGTACAAGTTACTGGAGTTCCATTTTGTTGATAATTTATTGGACTAGTAACAGTGTCAGCAAACGGAACACACTGACCGCCTGGATACGGAGTTCCACCTGGGCTAGAAGTAACAAAAGTTTGAACGGGTACTTGATATGAGCACTGAATGGGTGTTTGATATGGGCAATTCTTTGGTTGTTGATATGGGCACTGAATGGGTGTTTGATATGGGCAATTTACTGGTTGTTGCGCTGGTGGTCTTGCAACCTGAGCTGGTGGTCTTGCAACCTGAGCTGGTGGTGTTGCAACCTGAGCNNGAACCTGAGCAGGTGGTCTTGGTTGCGGGCCACCCTGTTTAGCTGGTCTTGGGTTTGGTGGTTGTGGTTGTTGTGCTGGAGGTTGTGGTTGTTGTGCTGGAGGTTGTGGTTGTTGTGCTGGAGGTTGTGGTTGTTGTGCTGGAGGTTGTGGTTGTTGTGCTGGAGGTTGTGGTTGTTGTGCAGGGCTACAAGTCTTTGGTGTTCCATCATCTTGATATGTTGATGGACTAGTCGTTTGATTTATTTGGGGAACACATTGCCCACCTGGAAATGGTGTTCCACCAGCAGGTCTTGGTGATGATGCCACAGATCCTGCAAATGGAGTACAAGTCTTTGGTGTTCCATCATCTTGATATGTTGATGGACTAGTCGTTTGATTTATTTGGGGAACACATTGCCCACCTGGAAATGGTGTTCCACCAGGAGATGATGTTACACTGTTTGGTTGGTTTTGCTGATAAGAACACTTTACTGGTGTCTGTCTTGGGCAAGTTTTAGGTTGTTGTATATTTGTAAAAGGAGCTGCCTGATAGGGTGGTGATGGTTGAGCATAAGTTACTGGTTGTTGACTATAAACAGTGGTATTTACAAAAGAAGGAGACTGAATTGGTCTTGGAACTTGGTTAAAAGTTTGTGTAAAAGATACAAGTGGAAAGCAAATCCCATTATTTTCTGAAGATAATTGATTACTTGGATTTGGAGTCGATGCAAAAGGAACGTAAGATCCAGGAGATGGTCCAACTGGACCATCAGCACATTCCACGCCTCCAGGAGTGGTGCTCGTACTGGAAGGTTGTTGAATTGGATTTACTTGTTGATATGGGAATGGATTGGTGCCTGGAGATGGTTGAGCAAACCATAAATGTTGAATATAAAGACCTGGATCTCTTACTGTATATGGTTGTTGTGTGGAAAATGGTTGTGAAAAGAAAAAAGGTTGTTGAGCAGGAACTGGTTGTTGTGCTGGTGGATTTGGAGTCTGAAATGGTTGCGTAAAAGTTACTGGTTGTTGTATGGGAGTGCCAGGGCTAGTAAAATATTGTTGATATGTTTGATTTACTGTCGTAATTCCAGATACTTTCGTCCATGTACCGGCTTCTTTCTTGTAAAGACTTTTAATTTCTTTCCAAGTTCCGTTTACTTTAACCCAAGCTTTTGTGGATTGTCTCCACTCGTCTCCAACCTTTCTCTTAAGCATATCTAATTATTGATAAGTAATCCAGAAATCTCCGTTAACTCCATCACCAGATGTGGGATCTACATTATTATATACTTTAAACTTATTTGTAATAGCATCCTGAACAAATTGAGTTGTTGCTAGGTTTTGTGTTGAGTTTGTACTAGCAATACCCACAACTCCAGGAACTAAAGTGTTGTCTTGTGCTCGATATGAAAATGCTCTCTGTGTCATACAAGTACCATGATAGCTGTTCCTTTAACTGTACAATTAGAAGTCACTGTGGTCTTAACTTCTACTGTCGAACCAGTCAATGTAACAGTATTTATCATAAAACCATTAGTATTTGATGATACCACTGCATATTCTGAGTGATAAATGTTTGTTCCATCATGAACAATGTTAATCTCACTCGATTCAATCCCTGTAGAAGTTGAACCAACTAAGGTTAGTCTTGCAGCTTGATAAGTATTCGCATTAAAGGACCAAACTGTTGTATTTTGATTAGCTAAAATTGATTTTTCAAAAGTTTGAATTAATTCACCACCACCAAAAGTTAATGTTCCAGTAATATCAACATTATTAAATGTAATATTACCACTACCAGGTGATAGTTCTTCGATTTGATTGACTGTTAAATTACTCATAATTCTTATGCATATCTTGTTCTTGAAGCGTAAACATAATATGAAGGTGTAGTGCTCACTTTAATTATATTATATGTATATAAATCTGTCGAGTTTACATTGCCAGATGATGGAGCAGAACCACCAGACCATAAAGTAGTTACTCCCGTAGAAGTTCCATCAATTTGAACACTGTTGGAAAAATACGCAGGAGAACCTTGTTTAACATAAACATTAAAAGTCACAGACTTATATAAACTCAGATAGTCATCAAGATCCGTAAAATTTGGAGTCCAGTTTGTAGTAGCATCTGTGGTATGAATAAAAACATCACCATCGTCATAATAGTAAGTTTCTGTTGACGCTGGAGCAGTATTTCTGACTACTGCGGTTTCAAAAATAGATCCATTTGAAATTAAAAGACCAGCTTCTAAAGTATTTTGAATCTCTCCAGAATCTACTTCAATACCTCCAGCTTCAGTGATTCTAAGAAAAGATCCAGTTTCAACATCGGCATCCAAACTGTAGATTTTATTAACTTTTAGATTACTCATTTTTTGATTTATTTATGGTAGAACTAGAACAATAAGACCATCTCCACCTAAATTATTTGGATTATTTGTGGAGTCAAAGACAGATGTTCCAACTGGAACTCCATAATTTAAAAAGTATGATGAACTATTTTCTGGTGGCGTTCCCGCAGTAGATGATGTTAAAGTATAAGCTTCCGATAAGAATACTTCAGAGACATAACCAGATCCACCACCAGCAGAGTGATAAGTACCTAAGCCACTAATATTTATTGAGTATCCTCCCCAATATCCACCTCCACCACCAGAAACTTTATATGTACAACTACCTGTTCCTACATTTGATGTATATCTATTAGAACCACTTGATTGACCACCACCCATGGAACTTGTGATTCCTGCTTCTGCAACAGCACCTTCTCCGCCAGAGCCAGCAGGTCCACATTCAAAAATAACAGTTGGTTCGGAGGTATATTTTGCACCACCATTTGTAATGGTAACAGAATCTACAACACCACCAGAAAGAGTTAAAGTAGCAGCAGCTCCAACTCCTCCCCCACCAGAAAACACAATATAGGGTGGGTCAGTAGAAGCATATCCTGTACCACCTTCTACAAGTCTAAGTCTAGTAACAGTACCACCAATTCCAGAATTTGCTATTTTTCCACCACCATTTCCACCATTCCTACCAGTTCCATCTATGTTAAATGAAGCAGCTCCACCGCCACCAGCAATAATAATTGATTTACTATCAACAGTATCTGAAGTATCTGTTCCACCGAAAGGATTTGACCCAGACAATGTTGTATAGTTTGAATAATTTACACTACCATTAAATACACCAGAGAATCCACCACCACGGAAAGGATCTGAACAGTTTGCAGATCCTCCTCCACCAAAAGTAAAGTGAGTATTTGTTCTAGAAACTCCGAATTGATCAGTGGCATAAAAACCACCCTCACCTAAAATACATGTAATTTGATTCAAAAAAAACTTTGTAATCCCTGTAGAATACCCACCAGCACCACCATATGGTCCAGTATCAGTTCTTCCTGCACCAGCTGCACCCCAAACATGAAACGTAGTTCCTGCAGGAACATTACTTACAGTAAATGTGGAAAGATAATCACAAACTCTTTTTACTCTATAAACCAATTTGGAATTTAGTTTTTCAAAAGCATTGGGAATACTTGTAGCTCTAGTAAAATAAAATGTTTTTTCATCATATGTATAACCAACGTATATACCAGTTCCAAATCCAACAGATTCGTTAACAGTAAGAGATATTGGTTCCGTAGTTCTCCAAACAAGTTCATCACAAACTGAAAGTTTATTAGTATCAAAATCTAATCTTAAACCACCAATAGGAGATTCTTGTTCGGGCAAACCATTCCCACCAGGAAGAATAAATCCTTTTCCAGCATTAGACATATCTAAGGATGAGTTATCCTTAAACTTGATATATCCTTTCTCATTGAGATTGGTAATGTACTCTACTTTTATTTTTCCTGACATTATTCTATGACTGAGATGGATTTTCCTTCGTTAAGTTGGAATCTATAAAGATTCTGAATTTCATTTTCTGTTAATTCACGATTCCAAATACCTATTTCATCAAAACTACCCCTAAAAAATTTATTCCCAGTATCTGGAGGGCTAGTGTGTAATGAATAATTTCCAAACCATTGGGTGGTTCCAACCGTTCTTGTTTGATTATTTAAAGAATGTCTAAGAACACCATTAACATATGATTTCCAAGTTGTCGATGATGATCTTGTAGCGACTAAATGATACCAAGAATTAAGTTGCAATTGCAATCCTGTAGATCCATTACTTCCCCAATTTAAGAAATTTAAAGTTGGTGTTGTTGCAGAAGTGTCATAGTGCCATAACACATTTTGACTATTTTCTTGCAACCACCAAATACCGGCACCACCAGTTGCAAAAGTTCCATCACTAATATTAATCCACATACTCCAAGTCATATTTTCAGATGTAGAAATTCCAGAAAATTTTATTCCATTATCAGCAGCTGTTCCTCTGCTGAAAGCATTCTGGGTTGCTAGTCCACCATCAATAGTTAAATTGTAAGAAGTTCTCGAAACAGTTCCAAATCCAACATTTATTATATCGTCTGGTTCGCATGGATAATGCAAAACTAAATTGTCTGCAAGTGCTTCTTCATCACTTTGATATTGATAAAAAGAACTACTTCCATCAGTATTTACCCAGTCAGAACCATCATAATATTCAAGTTTTCTAGTTTGAGTATTAAATCTAAAACTAGACTTTTCTGGATTAGTTGGTCTTTCGGCAATAGAACCAGTTGGAAATATTATTACACCAGTGTTTTCAGATAAATCAATACCAACTTTAATTGACTTGATATTATCATTCTCTTCGTAATGATCTAAACTTGTAATTTCTAATCTACTTGACATATCAGATCTCCACAATTAAAGGATCACAATTTAAAGTTCCAAAATCATAGTTGATTTCAACTTGTTGCCAATTAATTGCATTTTTATCCCCAAAAATAATCGAAGATTGAGTCACTACAATAAACTTTTCAATCAAACTATTATATGTTATGGAAGATATTGTTGGCGGAATCGTAAAATCAGTTGAGATTCTTTCCCAATTTTCACCATCACTTGATTTATATAGAATACCATAAGTATTAACAGTGGATACGATAATATCTCCATTTGTAGCTAAATCTGCAAAATTACCATAACCAACAGACAAGTCAGAACTTGTATTCCAAGAAGTTCCACTATTTGTACTGTATATGGCATTCCCAAAATCATTCCCTGTTTTTCTAACAGAAAGAACTATTCTGCCAGAAGATATACTAACAGCAGTTCCTACAGCTTCACCATCAGTTGCAGAGGTAAAAACTTTAGTCCAACTTTGACCACCATTTGTAGATCTAAAAACAACTGGATCAGTATCTCCATTTTCTTTTCCAGGAAGAATCCAGAAGTTTCCAGAAGAAAAATAAGTTGGACTATTAATTGAACCAGTGGAAGTATAAGAAATGGAAGTGGATGCCCAAGATACTCCACCATTTGAACTATAAAAACAACTCTTCAAACCTACAGATTGAGCAACAACAATCTGATTTGTTTTTGAGTTTGCAGTTCTAGAAACTTGTATAGAGGTGTTTATGCCAGATATCTGCGACCATCTATTTCCACTATCTAATGATCTCCAAACCTGACCGTTTGATTTTATTACAATAATATTATTGTTTACGTCCGAGTGCAGTTGAGCAATTGTCCCATCCGTACCCAAACCAACAATGTCATATGTAAGTTCTGGGAGATTCAAAACCAAAATTCTGAATTCTGATGGGCTTCCAATCACCATACGAACATTTCCAGTTCCATCAAAATTTCTCCAAAATACACCATCATAAAACTCTGGTTTATTTGTTGAAGTATTGAATCTTGCAGCACCTCCAACTAAACCCTTTAGTTCAGTAGTAGGTCTTTGATCTGTAGTGCCATTTGGAAGTACAAAAGATAAGGTAGAATCAGACAAATCCAATCCTACCTGATCTCCAGATATTCCGACAAAAGTAGTCTTAAGAGAAGAACAACTGATCTCGTTAACTTTTAATGTGGAACTCATTTATACTATAGACCAACTTGAATTAGAACTAATTGTTACAGTTACGTTATCTGCAATTGTAATTGGACCACTACTTACAGCATTGTATCCGAGAGGAACTCTAAAACTTTCACTTACTGTTCTAGAGTTCATAAAAAATGGTTGAGAACCAGAAACAACGATTGGACCATCATGAACTTGAAGTTTATAGTCTGGATCAACACCTATCCCTAGATTATTTTCTAGGGATAGATTTCCTTCAACATTTAAATCATTGACATTTAACGGAACTTGATTTGAAATATTAGCACGAAGTAATCCCATTATGCTTGTGCCTCCGTCCAAGAAAGTCTTGCAGCAATTGAAGATGCTGATCCAGTTAAGTTTCTTGCTGTAATTAATAAAACATCTGGACCATTTGGGAAACCAGGAGTTGTTGTACTTCCAGCACCACTCAAGATAGAAGTTCCAAGATCTCTAGCAATTGTTAAATCAAAATTAGTAACGTTAGTACCAGAAGATGCTTCAGTATAGAAGGAGAATACCTTATCACCACCCGTAAATGTTGATGCTGCAGAAACTGCTGTCGAACTTACAGAATTTGAAGTATTATCACAGTAAATAATTTGCGAAAGAGAACCAGATCCAACTACGGTGGTAGCCCAAACATCTGGATATGTTGCAGCTACAGATCCATTAGTGGTTGTAGTAAATGTTGAAGGATTTAGAATTCCTTCAATCAAGAATGAACCAGTAGATGCAGTTTGAAGACCTCTGAGAACTAATTGCATTCTATTAACTAGTTCTCTTACACCAAAGTTTCTAGCGATACCATTATCAACTGATGGTGCAATTCTTAATGCCATCAATGGTCTTGTTGCGTTTGATGCAACAGAGATTGATCTATTCATACCAGCGGTGAAGATAATAACTTTATCTTCATCATAACGACCATCCATAATTACGGATGAACCCCAGTGACTGATTGCAGGAGCACAATTCTGAGTGATAACTGCAACAGAAACTTGGGAAGAGTTTGTTACACCAGCACCAAGGGCAGGAACACCAGCAGTTCTAGGAATACTTAAATCTGGATAGAATGCAGAGGCAACACCAGATTGATTATAACCAGTAAGTGCAAAATTAGCACCAGAATAAACTGTCGTTTGTGTTGCAGATCTTTCCACTCTTACTGGATATCCCTTAATAGTTCCATCATAAGAACCAATACCAACATACTTAAGAATTTCACACTTCTTATCATCAGAAATAAAGAGATAGTTTGTATCAGTAGAATCTGTTGTGTCTGGAACGTGCCATTGATCAATATTTTCGACATAGATGACATTATCACTAGAATTGAATGCTGCACCTCTGCCATCCGTAGAATATTCACCATTAGCATATTGACCACCAGCGAGTAGCCTTGTATAAGGTGATTGATGACTTACCTCATATCTTGCAGGTAGGTTACCAGATCTCATGTATGCGGCAGAGTTTAAGTTATTATTTTGAATTCTGTGAACATAAATGATATCACCACCAATTGCACGGAAACCAAATCTGATAAATCCAGCACCATACCAAGTATAATCGATATAAACCATCTGCATCTTAGAAACATCTAAGTTATAACCAGATGGTCCAGTTCCGTCACATCGATCAATGTTCCATTCGGATTGAGGAACTTTAATTTCGTTTCTCTTCACCATTCTAACATTTGTTGAAGATGGACCACGATATGCTGGAGAAATTTTTAATTCTGTATCAGAGTTAATAGCAAGAACCTTATATGCCTGACCTTTGATGGAAACATAATCACCAACAATCAATTGTTTTCTAAATCTAGTGCTGGTCCCAGATACAGTATTATTATATTGGGTTACTGTACACTTACCAAACAACTCTTGAGTGCAAGTTCTTTTAGCAGCATATAACTGCTCACCATCATATTCAAAATAGAAACCATTTAATTCATCAAATAATCCTGTTCTAGTAAAAGCACCTTTCCAACCAACAGCAGTAACTTCACCACTACCGCCAGGCGTTAAGTCAGTTGTGTCAGTGATACCACCAACAGCATTCATATTGACATTAATTGTAAACTGGTTACTATTTGCTACTGTTTGTACTTTAAAAGTTCCATTGTATGGGTTTTGATCTTGATAAACTTCAATACCTTCAATCTTAACAGTTGCACCTACTTGAAGACCATGATCTTGCTGTGTATTGATTGTAACAACTACTGCAGTTCCTGTTGCAGAAGCAGCACTAATTGTATCAATATTATAGGTTGGAGTTAGTTTTGCACCAGTAGAGAACTGAATTGCTTTACCAGACTGATATCTGAAATATCTTCTTGTTTGACGAATTGTTTGAGCACCACAAATATTATTAGTGTTTGCAATTAGAACACCACCATCAAATGCTCTGTGTTGAACATATCCTTCAGACTTTGCATAAATTGCAGCTCTTGTTGGGGTTGAAATTCCAATATTACCAGTTGCAATACCAGTGTTTGCAGTAAACTTAAAGGTATTAGGGGTTGAGACTTCTTTAATAACCCAGTTTCCATTCATCGATGCGGCAGTTTCAGAAATAAGAATTGGAGTACCTGGAAGGAGACCATGTGTTACTCCCATTGAAACTGTAACAACCGAAGCACTTGCATTATAGTCTGCCGCGGCTACAGAAGCAGTAAATGTTTGAATTCCAGAGAAAGATCCTACAAGACCACCACCAATATGAGCATTGTCAAAAATTGCACCACCATAAACTGATGTTAAGTTACCAAATTTAATTGAACCAGCAGCGACAGCAGCACCAGATTTTGCTTGATATGTAAATGTTGTAGAAGCCGTTCCAGTAATTACGAAAGTTCCTTCTGCTCTAGCATCTGTAGTTTCTTGAACAGAAACAACCTCACCTGTTAAAAGACCATGAGCACCAACTGTTGTAACAGTAATAACAGATGGATTTGCTCCGTTGGATGCAATATCAAAAAGTTCTAGGGAGTTTCCACCAGTGCCTTTTGCATAGAAAGATGGATAGTTTGACCAAATTTCTACAGCTTCCCATTTCGAAGGTTGGACACCATATTCAAAGTCAGTATCAATGAGAGATTGTGGAGGAGCAACCCTCATCTTTTGAACAGCGTCAACCAGAGTTTCTCCAGGAACAATTCTCTCTTCAAATTCATCAATAACAAACTGCAGTTTGTCAGTGGAACTCATTGATGTAGTATTGTAGTTTAAAACTACCGTTGTTGATGGGGGAAATGATTCACCATCAACAGAATATGACGTGGCTTTAAGATTTGGATCTGAGAAGTTATAAATTACTTGATTAGTTGTTACATTTGTAATAAGTAACAACTTTTCTCTCTGAACAACCCTAGGAAGAACAACAGTCCTAGTAGCTGGATTAAATGTATAGTAACTTTCTAATAATACTTTTCTTGCCATTGGTGATTGTTCCTGTCAGAAATGATTGTTTTCTAGATATGTTTTTATTTAGGTTTTCATTAATGCATTACGATGTCAAGAGCGGAGAATGGATACTTCTTAAGTTTTGTTTGTGATTGTCTACCAGAAATAACTCTTGCAACAATCGTAGAGTTCATCGGAATAGCTTCTGAGAATTTAACGTTTCCATCATAATCAATAGTATATCCACTTCTAGAAGTCAACACATCAGAAGTCCATGCATACTCAGTATTGTATAAGAAAGCTGGTTGTGGAATACCATCAATACTTACATTGAGTTGATATGGAGTATAAAGAGTGACCGTTTCTTGATTGAATGTTGGAGTAAAAGTATTTTCAATACCAGTAACAGCAGTTCCAAGATCATCTAATTCATATTGTTCGAAGTAGAGATCTCTCCATTCCACATTTTCATAAGTAGAAACCACTGCCTGTGGAATAGTTTCTGAACCCACAGATCCACCAATGTTAAGTGGACCATCAAGTTTTGTTTCACCAACAACATGAAGTTTAGAGTTTGGATCAGAAACACCTATTCCCAAGTTTCCAGCAAAAGATGATTTGGAAATCGATGTCTTCTCTGAAGTAAATGATGTAATTCCATTAGTCAATTCAGTTCCAGACTTAATTGAAATTACTCTAAACGATGCTGATGGATTTGATAGTGGAGAAACAATATCATTGACAAGATAATCTCTACCAGGATTATTAATTGCAAAACTTGTAATTCCGCCGTTAACATCAACAGACAAAATATCAATAGTTAGATTTAATCCTGTAGATAATCCAGTAAATGATGTTGAGTGTTCAAATCCAGTAGTAATACCAACTAAAACTGGGTTTGATGTCGTTGTGAATCCAGAACCATAATTAATCGTAGATAAAATTCCAACAGAGTTTAAAGCAGTATCACCAATGAATGTAGCATCATATTCAGTAAAAGTAGTAATAAATGTGCTTAGTCCAGCAGTAGATTGAACTAGTGAAATTGATCCATAATCTAGACCAACATAAGTTCCCATTTTGGAACCATCTGGAGTGAACTTCATCACCAACAGATCGTCATCTGCTGATGAAGTTAGATAAACATTATCAAGTTCATCCAAATTTATCTTTACGTTATCAGTAAAATCTTTACCATAAACCCTTCTTTGAAGTTGAACTGCACCAGTGTCAGTATACTTTACCCAGATTAATTCATATTTTCCTGTAGTTGTAGTGGATTTAGTACCAGCAATATAAACTGTATCATCAGATGCAACTTTTACAGAATATCCACGAATACTAAGACTAGTGTCAGATAAAAACTTTTGCCACTGCAAAGTTCCAGATGAGTTGTACTTTGCAAGGAATAACTGAGATTTTGTGGATTCTTGTGGAATATTGTATCCTACAACATAAACATTTCCACTTGAGTCCGTATCAACTCCATTTGCATGGTCAATCCCTCTGCTCCCCAATCCTCTTTGCCATTGGAGAGTTCCTGAAGAATTATATTTAGCAACAAATCCATTGTATAAACCATATGTTTTAAATGTATATGTGGATTCATGAGTGGTTGATCCACAGATGTACAGATTGTTAGCGGAATCTTTTGAGATATCAAATCCATAATCAATACTTACACCACCAATAGATCTCTTCCAAACAATGTCTCCACTATTATCATACTTTAGAACAACAATTTCACTGTTTGGTGAATATTGAGGAATGTCAATTTCAAAATCAGCAACAGATCCACCATATCCAACGACGTATGCATTACCCAAACTATCAACGACTAAAGATTCAGCAACATCGATGGATGTTACAGTAGTAGATCCAACTCCAGAATATCCAAAAGCTTTTCTCCAAACTAGACTTCCAGATAAACTATATCTAGCGATAAATCCATCATTTCCATCTGTAGTTCCACAAATATAAACTGATGTAGTTCCGACCCCTACAGAAGTCCCCCTTTGATTTCCAGATCCAGACAAAGCAGTTTGCCACTGCACACTACCATATTGATCATACTTCGCAAGAATTACATTTGTTTCAGTTGTACCAACAACGTAAACATTTTCACTGCTGTCCATATCACAGTAGTATGCACTCTCAGTGACTGCAGTTCCTACAAGATTTGCAGACCAATACTTCGAAGTAAAGGTAACATCAGCAATAAAGTCAATACCTTCATCCAATACAGCAGAAGTAATGATATCGCCTTTAAATTCAAAGTTTTTTAAGTTCGAAGCGGTAATGATACCTGTAACATCAATGCCACCAACAATAGAAACATTTCCACCAACATTTAAATCTGCAGATATATTAGTTGTTCCCCCAACATCTAAAGCTACAGATGGGCTCGTTGATCCGATTCCAACCCAACCATTAGCAATATATACACTTGTACCAATATTATTCCAATTTGATTTAGGTCTTAATACACCATCCTCATATAAATCTCCAGTAAAATTAATATCTCCAACTACATGAGCAGCATACAATGGATTTGTTGTACCAATTCCCAAACTATTTGAGTTTTGATTCCAAATAAATAATGGATCTCCAGCAAAAGTTCCACTGGCATTATATTGAATTGCACCTTCACTGGAAGCAACAATTGAAGTAGCAATTTGTTGAGCAAGAGCTGATGTTACTTGACCATTATAAGTTCCATAAAAATTTTGAACTGTGTAGTCTTGATAGTCTCCAATACCATTAGTAAAAATACAAACTCCATTGGAGTTTAAGTTGCCATTAATATAAGTATTTCCATTTAGAGTTGTTAGTCCAACAACACTTAAAGCATGAGAAATTGATGATGTTGTACCAATACCAACATTTCTCGTAGTTGTACTAAATCCAATAGCATCATCTAAGAGAAAAGTAATTGGAGAAATTGGTCCAACATAAGATATGGTAGAACTTCCACCTATACTTACAACATCAATATATGATCCAGAAGTAAGAGTTGTAACTACTCCAGTTAAATTAGATCCATTTCCGTAGATATAATCAGAAGCCCTAATTGAACCAACAACATCCAATGATAACTCTGGATTCGTTGTTCCGATGCCAACTAAATCACTTGTAGAAATACCCGCAGCATACTTTTCCCAATAACTAGGTCCACCAGAAACAAAAGCACTTCCATTTTGATATAAAGTGCCAGTAAAATTAATATCTCCAACTACATGTAAAGGATACCCTGGATCTGTTGTAGCGATGCCAACGTTTCCATTTTGAAAACTTATGTTGTATACAGAGGATGCTGAACTAACATTCCAAGGGTTGACTATTGTAATGTTAGTTTCTATTCCGGCTGAACTACGATCTTGCTGTAAAAATATTTTACCATCATAGGTATTAATAGCAAGTTCCCCAGATTCTATCTGAGTGGTTGTGGGAATTTTGCCAGGTACAGAAGATCTTTTGACCTTAATAATTGGTTCAGCCATATGGCAGTAATCCTTGGTATATACCTTTAAAGAGGGTTATATAACCCTCTTTGTATTTATCAGATTGTGATTGTTTGAGTCACAATCTTATACGTTGCAGAAGTTGCAGATCCCTGAGTAGTTTGAAGAATCATATTACCACCAGAAACAGTCATTGATAAGTTAGCAAGAGAAGATCCTGTAGTGATTTGATTATATTCAGTAAATGAAACTGTTGTTCCATTGTGAATTGCAGCAATCTCAACAAAATGATAATTCGAACCTTGAGTAATTTGAATTAAGAACTTAGCACTTCTAAAGACAGATGTGGAAAGTGAGACTAGATTTGTGGTAGATGTAGTTGCAACATCTACATTAGTCGTATCAGTTCCATATACATCATTAACTTGAATTGTTGATAGTGGAGTATTAGTACCAATTCCAAGTTTATTTGTAGATGGATTGTATGATAATCCAGTAGGATCATTTCTCAGATCAGCATTTCCTATTATTTCACCAACAAAAGTAATAAAATAATTTTGGTTGACTGATGTACTTGTAATTGCAACAGCAGTTGCACTACCAACAGAAGTTGCACTAGCATTTTGCCATGCTGGAGTTGATCCAATACCCTGAGATACTAAAACTTGACCAGAAGAACCAGTGTTATTTCCAAGGTAAATTGGACCATTAATTGTCAGAGAAGAAGCGACCGAAACATTTTGAGAATTTATATTAATCGAATTTATTGTAGTCGAAGTTTGAACACCAATGAAGGCATTAGTGATCGTTGCAAATCCAACAGTTGCAATGCCAACATTAGAAGCAGTAATGGTTGCAAATCCAATAGTTGCAATACCAACACTGATGTTTGTTAGATTTGCATAATTAGAAGTTACAACTCCAAGATAAGCATTTGTAGTTGTAAGGAATCCAATTGTTGCAATTCCAGCAACTGAAGCATTACCATTAATTACAAAGTCGTTTGCTGTAATTGATGAGAAGGTAATTGGTGTTGCAAAAGTAGTAACCCCAGTTACATACAAATTAGCAACCTTAGTAGTACCAAATTCAGCAGCTCCTAAAGTTCTAATCGTTCTACCAGCAAAGTCAGTAACTCCAAGACCAATCTTATCAACAAAAATACTCATCGAATCACGATCAGTACTGATGGGGGAAAAACGTTTCCATCCATCAGACCAAACCCAACCAAGATACTGACCGGCTAATGGTTCATCATAAAGAACAATATCTCCAAGTTTTCCAGTATTTGTTGGAGTTGTAGTTCCTACAGAAATTTCATTGGGAGTATCAGAATTACCCTTGATTGAAATCTTATTTGTTTCAATAGTTGATGTTGATGTTATTTTTTGTGAGAAAATAACAGGTCCATTAAACTCACTTCGGATTGTATTGGAAGAACCACCTTCTATTTTAATTCTATCTCTTACTGTAATATCATCATAAATAGCACTTAATTTTTTCTCTGCAGAAATTTCACCATAAAGTTCAAAAATTGGAGAATCAAAAGTCTCTTCCTGAGAAGTTGAAGGGCTGAGTCTTCTATTTCCAATATAGAAGTCGCCAGAATCATTCATACCAGTGTATACGACCGATCCACCAGATTCTGATTTCTTTTGTGAAATTAATTGTTCATCCTTTGTAAGAACTCTGTTTTGTCTTTGTGGAAGAGCAGTTGAGTAATTACCAGGACCAAATCCCATGTATTCAAAAGTATGATTAGAAGATCTAACAAATGAAGGTCTTCTAAGTTCAATTGGCAGCAAGTTTAACTTTTTAACTTCAGATCCCGAATTATGAACTGCAGATCTAGTTCCCATCACACCACGAAGAACAGTAACAGTTCCTGCGGATGGATTGTCAGTCAATCGAAGAATCTCATCATTAATTTGAACAAAATCACCTCTTCTCAACTGAATAGATGTTGATAATCCAATAGATGTAGATGAAGATGATAGTTGGGTGGAAAGATTTACAGTATGTTTTCCATAGATTGGAATCAATCTACTTGAAAGATTTTCATCACTAGAACTCGTATTCTCTCCATGAGAAGTAATGAGGTTTTTTGCAATGTAAGCTCCACCAGTATAAGTTGGTAATGTTAAACCTTCCCCAAAGTATACTGTAATAGTTGATAGACCGACTCTAGATTTTACGAGGTATGAACCATTAAACTGTGTTTGTGGAGCATCAATAATGTTAAATCTTGCAGAAGCTGGAATACCAATCGAAGTAGATCCAGTGGAAACGGTAGCAATACCAGTAGTAGAATTATAGATAATCGAAGTAATTCCCACAGAATTATCACAAACATAAAGAGCACCACCAGAACTGTAAGTTCCACCAGTAGTTGCAATACCAATAGTTAATTGATTTGGACCACTTATAGAACTAACTCGGAACACTCCGTTATATGAATTATTTTCCCCACCATATCCAGTCGTTGTAACTCCAGTAATAGTAACAACTTTACCAACGTCATTTCTAATGGATGCAACTGTGAAGGAAGCATCTCCACTTCCATTTGATGATGCAGTTAAAGTTTCACCTGAGGCATATCCACTACCAGGATCAGAAATAACCCAAGACGTGATAGATCCACCACTTACGCCAGTGATGTGAATTGTTGCCCCTTGACCGTTTCCACTAGAAGAAAGTTGAACGTTTCTACCCACAGTGTAAGAACTTGTTCCACCACTCACTAACGTTAGAGTATTGATTGGATTTAATCCGTGAAATGATCCAGTATTTACTGTTGCAGTATAACCGACAGAGGTAACACTAGTGACAGCAATTGCAACATTTGTCGTCTTAAGTAAACTATTAATACTCTCTTTTGTAATACTGTTCCTTGGATCATTAACAACAGTCTTACCAATTAAAGAGTTCAATGCAAAAGTGCTTGATGCTTGAGGATCAGAGTTATAGTTATCTCTATCTTCAGATGGATAAAGATATCTTATTGGTTGTGAAAGTTTAACATCAGTAAACTCAGAAACTGTAGGAGAAGCATTAGACCCCACTAAAGTTAAATGATATACACCATCTCTCTTTGATGGTATATAACTTTGAATTGTTTCAATTCTATATACCGAAAGAATATCATTTAGTTTGTTTCTAGAAACTACAGGGAGATTTGAATCTCTTACAGTAACATCATTAGTAAAAGTTCCTGGATTAGTCGTTAAACTATAGGTAAATGTTTTTGAAGTTGGAACAGATACAATAGTAAATCTTCCATTGAATCCCGTAAAATCAACTCCAGTGGCGTTGTTTGTGCTTGTAACTTTAGTAACTCTTACAACGTTACCAACTTGAAGATTGTGTGGTTGTTCTGTTCTGACCGTTACAACATTAGAAGACCATGAAGCAGTTGCAATTACTCTTTGATTTCTAAGTCTAGTTACATCGGTAATTGATCCAGTTTCGTCACCAGAATTGATAGAAACTGATTTAGATTCCTGAAGAACATACCCTTCACTAGGAATTCTAGCTGAAGTAAATTCCTTTGGAATTACATATCGTACTCTATAAGTTCTATCTGTTAAAGATCTATTATCTTCTTTTCTCTTGAAATATGAAATTGGTGATTGATCGTTGAAAATGGTAGATCCTAGAGACACCATTGCAGATCTAATTTCATTATTAACTGTAGACTTTAAATACCACTTAGAATTAGTAGAATCAAATTGAATAGGATGACCATATTCTCCAGGAAGTTTATCAGAAACTCTACTTACAATTCTTAGTTTTCCACCGTTAGTTTGAATATTATTGATCGGTACTGAAACTGCAGCAGTAGAGTTATTGAAACTTTCAGCCAACTTGATTTGAGTTGCTGTTCCAGTTGTAATTACATAATAAATTGTGTTAAATTCCAATCCATCTGGCAGATCACCATTCTCAGCAACTACGATTACTTTTTCTCCAGTAGTAAAAGTATGTGCAGTAGTTAAAACAATAGTTTCGTTTGAAATAATATTATTAGAAGCTCCGACTCTATCGACATAGTAAGACTTTTCAGAAACTTCCGAAGAAGATCCCTCCATCACAATTGGGGATGAGAATACAGAGGTAATTCCAGACTGACTTATATTCAAGTATAACTTATCAGAAACTCTTGCACCAACTTTATATGAGTCAATCGAGAACAATGGAGGTGAGTCCACATCAGTAAACCCATCAAGATAAAGTTTTTCAGTATTTCCAATTCCTGCATTAATAATTGATGTAGTGTCCAAATTCAGCCAGGAGATATTATTTTCTTCTGGTTGAATTTCTTTAGGTGGAATGATATGAGTAATATATCCAGTATCATCTCTATCAAAAGATTCATCTTTAAATCCAATTGCCTTCAATGCAAGAGATCCAAAGTTCGAGTTTGAGTTTGTAATTGAAATATCACCACCAGTCTCAGTAACAAAATGATGTGTAAATCCAATGGCAAAAATACAAACCGCCTGAATATACGCAGAGTTAGATACCTTGATATGATAAGACTCATAATCTGGCTTATAGATTGCATTCGAATCAGTATGCAAAGAGATAGAAGATCCCAAAGAAACTTGATCTCTGTAAATACCATTATCATATATCAAGAAAGAATTATCATCTTTCTGAAGAGAGACACCAGTAAACTGAGAAACAAGCATGGATTTAAATCCAAGTGCTTTACTTCCATCAGCGTGCATACCATTCATCCCATACACTGACCTTAAGGTGCAGTTAAAAACATATGGAGATGAAGAACTTACGGTGTCAGATTCAACTAAAATTCTTCCATTAGAAAATGTTGGCGATAAAACAGTTGGAATAGAAGATGCAACATATGTGAATTGATTTGTTGCAGGAACAGTTGCAACAACAAATGATCCGTTGTAGATATTTGCATCTTGAGTTACTCCAACAACACTAATTGGACTATCAACTTGCAAACCATGATCTTGAGTTGTTGTAACTGTAATTACCGTCGTTCCAACTACACCGTCTCCAGACACAATAGTTGAAATAGAAATATCTTCTGAAGAAACTTCACCAACAATTCTATATTCATCCACTTTTGGTTCAAAGTCATCAGTGCCTGGAAAGTCACCAATAGATCTACCAGAATCAACTCCAAAAGCTTGAGCAATTTTATAATAATACATTTGAAGATCTGTTAGATCTCCATTTCCAACTGAAACTACCTTGTTTTTTCCATCAGCATAACCAAAACCAGTTAGTTTATGATGAGAAAATAATGGAGCATACTTAGTTCCAGTAGTATTCTTGTAACAGAATCCCGTTGGACTTGCGTCAAAAATTGTAAATTGAGTGAAATAACAAGATCCAGTTAAGTTGAAGAGATTAGATTCTGAAATTGAATTATCTTCTGGATCAGGAACATATAATGGTCTAATTTTAGTTTTACGAAGATCCAAACCAACAATTGAAGTACCTCTAGGAAGAATTACTCCACCATTAATACTATTGAAAGTATAGAGTAAGTTTGAGACACTATTGATATCTAAATTGGAAGACTCTGTTAATCCTGTTGGGAGATAACTTCCAATTGTATTTCCATTTACGTCTTGAAAAACAGCAGATCCAGAGTTGTCATATACGGAATAACCAGGTCTATTATCAATAAAATATTCACCAGGATAAAGAATGATAGTAGTTCTGTCAAACTTATCATTATTACTTCCAGAGAGATATGAAAATCTAGCTGCTTCAATTAAGGCTCTCTGTAAAGTTTTGAATGGTCTAGTAAGAGAATTACCTTGATTCAGAATAGAATCTGTAGCATCTAAATCATTTGGATTAACGTAAAGAAGATTGCCTTCAACGTTTTTAATTAAATTGTCTAACCTACTTAGAGCCATTTGTTTATAATAGGATTTTTTCTTCTGTAATATTTATCAGGTTAAGATTCCAACTATTACTGAATCATTAAGAGCATTTTTAACAATATCCACTTTATTTTTGTCTTTTTGCAACTCACTTAAAAGTTGTCTTTTTCCCCATATTTGAATGTTGTATTTACTTCTCTCTTCTCTCAAAACTGAAGATATTTCTAGTTTTTTAGTAATGTCAGAAGAAGCTGAGACAACATCTGATTCTGCTTGATCCGCAATTATTATTTTAGAATCAAGATCAGCTTGTTCAGTAGCACAAGAAGATAGTGAGGTATTTCTGATATTAACACCATAACCAAAACCAGCTATAAATGTCTCCTCATCTCCCTCTTCAGCATCTACCCAACTCCCAGAATATTTTTGTGGTTTTGATGTAAATCCTAAAGTGTAAAATATTTTTCCAGCACCTACAGATGGTTGTTGAAGCGGAGTTCCACTAGCTTTTGGTTCACCATTTTCATCAACTTTAACTCCCTCAAACTCGGGTCTCCAATTTTTCGTATTCCTCGGATTACCACTATTATCATATTCAACTTTGACTCCTATACCCAACTCAGATTCAGAATCTATAATTCCTATCGATTGCGGCGAATATGGATTTGAAGTTATAGGAATTCCAATTCCAGTCAATTCAGATGGAGATTTGAGAACTTTAAATTGAACGTAAGATCCATCATTTTTTGGAGCTTTAACTGTTTTCAATGCATTAGTATCAAGAGTAAGTTGACTAACCACAACATTTGTACTTGTGGTTCCAAATCCAACTTTACTCAAATCAGCAATTGTAGTTCCAATACCAGTTATCACCACAGTTTCCGTAGGAAAAACTCCAGACTCAGATGTATAAATTAATTGTCCCGTGGAAATTCCAGTGGTAGCTCCATTGCCAACAGGATCCATTACAACCAATTTATTCGACAACAAAGCTATGGTTCCAATAAAGCCAGAAACAAAGGAATTAGTTATATCTCTTGCATAAGGTTCATCATAAAATTTAATACCGTAAAGATTCTTTTGTTCCAATCCAAACAAACTATTTAAATTTTCAGTATCCTCATCTCCAGAAGTATTTTTAATATAAATTACTTTATTTTGATCTGTCGATCCAAGTCCAACAGCACTATCATATCCATTTGGATTTAGTTTTTCACATCTATATGTGTTATATGTAAATACAGCTGGTGGAGTTCCGAGAGTTGAGATTCCAACCCATCTCCAAAAAAGATCAGTTCTACACCCAACATTAACTCTTGTTTGATACGCATTCTGAACAGCTAAAAGTTTATCATTGACGGATTCAAGATCATCAAAAACACTTCTATCAATACTAACTATTGCCTGATCATAATCTGTTTTTTCATTATCAAGTTCGACTATTTTTCTTTTGAAAAAATCAACTTGTTCATTACTACTTTTAACAATATCATTTAATTTGTCAGTTATTGTTTTTTTCGACATCTTACTTCTCCACTACGATATACTTTATAGAATTCATATATTCATCATTATTTCCAGGATAGTCTTTTCTATCAGAACCTTCATATTCTGGTATATTTTTTTCAACGTCCTTCCGTTCTCCATAAATTATATATTGACAATTTATAGGTCCACCAGAACTATTCTTTATAATAACTCTAGAACCATATTCAATCTTTTCTAAGTATAATTCTTGATAACATCCGACTGAAGTGAAATGAATTGTAATGGTTTCAGGATCAACTAACCCTTTCCAATATTCGGGCAAATCTATAATATTAGAGTCTTTCAATGTTCCTCTCACATAAACATCAGCGGTTGGACCTTCAACACAAACATGTCTCAATCTCCATCCCTTTTTTGTTGGATGTTGAATATCAAAATCCTTCTTTCCACTACATGCACTAATATCGCCAAAAAAAGCACCAGCGGTAATTATAGGAGCATCTACGGCAACCCCAGAGTAAATATGAGATGCAACATAAAGATCTACTAATTCAGATGCCACATTAGCTTCTACTCTTACACCGACATCTGCTTTTGCTCCAGCTTGTGCATTAGCACCAAATTGATCATATGTCCCTACATGAAGTTCATTAGAAATAACCGTAGTAGTAGGAGCAACTAAACTAATATTGGGAGGTGTTACCGTTATAGTTGATGTGAATTCTGATGTTATTACATGTTGGAGAGCATTAACATATAATCCAATACCTGGATAGACCACATCACCAAGACCATCACTACTTATAGTAAAAGCAAATGGTTTAGGTGGTACTGATGGAACTAAATTCAAAAGACCTGTTTTACTAGCGACTTCAAGTTGACCTGGAATAACAGTGCCAACAAAAATTGGACCAGATAATAATCCAATCCCACCAACTCCAGGTGTAGCTACATTTACTTGTACTGGTGTTACAGAAGGCTGTTGTCCAAGATAGAAAGACTCGGCTACGCTAATTGTTCCAAAATCCATATTATTTAAAACTTAATAATTTTTTATGTATTGACGCTACTTGTTGGAAAATATTAGTCGATAATAAATCAGTTGACGTAGAAGCACTAGAAAAACTAGAGACCATATCAATATAATTTTTTCCAACAACATTCAACGTATGAGCTGCTGCTATTGTGCATTTGGTTCCAGAAATTCTAGTATCTGGAGAATTTACCTGAACAGAAACATTAGCGTTCATGTAAATGCTTCCAGTTTTATCTTTCTTATTTCCACTAGCTCTAATTTCAACTTGCGTTCCCATCAAAATAATTTTTCCATTCTTAGATTCAATTATAATATCTCCTTTTTCAGCTCTAATTAACTTTGCTGGATTTATGGGATTTTCACTTTTAGAACCTACTTTCAAATTTTGACCTAATATTTCTAACGATCCACCCTTAGCAACTGTAACTTCTCTTCCATCTTCATAATGAACAGTACCATCACCCTCTCCAGTCACAATACCATACATGATCTCCCCATGAGCTTCATGAGACCCACCAGAAAGTACTTTATATCTTTCTTTATTCTCGCCAGCGTAGTCGGAATTTGCCATTACTTGGTAACGCAGTTTACAAATTTAGTCTTTTGGATATCTGATGGTCCTATAGGTCTATCACCACGATATCTTAGAACAGGTAGCAATACAGCACCAGATCCAGTATCACTATTTATAAGTATAGTTGGAGAACATCCACAATAAATTGAAGAAGTAATGACATCTACTTTCACCACTCCATTACCAGGTCCAATTGTCATTTTAAATTTAGCAGTGTTGTCAATTTTTCCATCGCATCCAATTACAAATACTTCGTCATTTTTAGAGTAATTATATCCAGGATTCTTAACATAAATCGAATGAATATAAGAACATTTACTAATTGGACCAATGCCTCTCTGTCGATCTTGATCGCCAGAAGTATCATCAAATTTAAGTATAGTATCTGGAGTTACAGGTGTTCCATTAATACTAGATTGAACTTCATTATCCACATTAATTAAATCAACTACTGTTGATTTTCCATCATAATTTTGATCCGTGGATGAAGATGTAATTTTTATCCGATATCCAATGTCACCATCAAGTATTGCATCATCAATTCCAGTGACTTTGACTGAAAACTTATTATTCCAATCTGATTTTTTAATTACAATTAAACTTGGCGTAACCACTCCTTCTGTACGGTCAGTTGAAGTGAGAGTAAGAGTTACATCATAATCAGGTTTTCTAGTCAATCCAACTTTAAACTCCACGGTTCTTTTATTTTCATTTGTAAACCCACCATTACTTACATTACCATAAGTAATAGCGGCTGGTATTTTAGTTATAGTGTTACTATATCCCCTTCCTGGTTTTTGTACAATAACATCTGTGACTTTTCCACCATTAACCACAGAAATAAGTTTTGCTCCAGAACCTCCACAATTATCAACTACAGATACAAAAGGAGAGTCAACATATCTAGTTCCACCATCAACCACATCTGCACCAATTACAGAACCATCTGCACCGAGTATTAAGTTAGCTAAAGCACCAAATCCACCACCACCAGAGAATATAATATCCGAACTACATATCAAACCATTATCACAGTCAGAAAAATCTCTAGTTCCCCACCTATCAATAGTTTCAAACCACTCATCAGGAATACCAAATTTTGGACCTTCTGAAGCAGACCACTGAGTTGAAGTTGGACACTGAATATCGTCGCAATTTATGAAAGATGATATTAATCCAGCATATTGTAAAGCCTGAGATAAAATATTATTGAATATTCCCAGAGGCACACCAACAATATCAGAAAGAGCATCCAATAGAGGAGATATATTTTCGGTGATGAATTTTTCTATAGCACCATAAATTTGACTTAAAATATTATCAACAGTACACTGAATAACGTCAAATAATTTGTTAATGAGTCCATTTAAAACATCAAGAATAATATCCAACAATAATCCCAATAATTTTTCAATTGCACAATATATTGAGTCTATAGTGGTCCTAACTCCAAGACCAGTAATTTGATGTGTTGACTTTGGAACCACAGTTCCAAAAGCCGAGGTGACTACTCTTCCAACCTCATCCAAAATAAAGTTTCTATATTTATCAACCTGTGCAGAGATAACACCCAAAAGTCTCTTAGACAATAAAAGAATTTCATCATCTAAATTAACTAAAGTATCAAATGTAGGATTTAAATATACGTCATTAAATTGTTGAACTTCTCTCAAAAACTTCATGAAATCATTGAGAAATCCTTGAAGTTGATCTGAACTGTTAGTATCACATGGGCTTGGAATAATAACTGTTACATTTGAAGATGCATTAAACATCGCATCAGCTTTTGTTTGTCCAGGAATAGTAACTCCTGGAGGTTGTTTAGTTGGCTGAGGTGAAGTTGTTGTAGATCCAGTGGCGACATTTACACCACCTGCAGTATCACCTTGCTTTTTAGTTATTAAATGTGTATGTCTAGGATATCTTTTTGGTTCCGAATATGGTTTAAACGAATATTCTCCAATATTATCATCAAATAATTCAGCGTCAGTATGTCTTTTTTGTCTATAAAAAGCAGAAAAAATGACGGGTTGTTGACAGTCATCACCGTCCATAAAAAACCCAAGAACAGTTTCTCCACCTTGGATTTGGTGCAGTTTGCCTATACCATTAACACCAGATCCCTCAGTTAATGGTACAAGAACATGTGCAAATGGTAATTGTTCATCCGGCAGTGACTCTTGACTTGCTGGATGATAACCTAAAATTCTAACCTTAACTCTATAATATTGACAGTCTTCATCTTCGATAAGAGTAGTAGCTTTACTCCATCCACTAATGTCTGGATCGGCTACTTGACCAATCCACCATTTAAATCCATCTCTACCCAGAAAATTACTATTAAAAAGTGACTGTTCAATCATACTTCATATACTCTACACTCAGAAGCATCTGGATTTTCGTCACAAAACAATTCTAATGGTGTTGGATCATGATCATCACCAGGATGTCTCTCAAGATACTTCTCTAGAGATGTTAATTCCTGTTCAGCATGACGCCTTGACTGAGATGATGCCATTACATCATCAACAATTTTTCTATCATGTTCAATATGGTTGTGGATGTTATCCATAGTATCTACAGATATTTGTTTTATTTATGTAGCGGTGATATCATATGCATCACGAACTAATTCTATAGATGAAAAATTATTATCACCCTGAACTGAATGTCTGACCTTAGAAACCATGTATTTTCCAGAAATATTTGCATCATAATCACTATCTCCCCTAAACTGAGTAGGAGCTGATACATTGCATTCAATTATTTGTCCAGCATAAACTTGAAGATTAAATGGAATTGTAATCTTCATTGAGTTCGTAAATAAAAGGTTATATCTCAAGTATGCGGAAGCTTGATTCCTTGCAAGTTGTTCTTCATCCAATTGATCACCATCAGGTTCCATGACTCCACCATCCAAAATTCTATACATGAGTCTTGATGGAACACTGTTTAAATCTTCAATCTCGCTTTCTGAACTGACAGTCACAACAGAGTAATTCAAATCATTCATATTTAAGAAGATAGAATAGTGAGAAAGAGCACCCATTCTCAAGGTTTTTAATAAGTCTGTTCTTTCATTAATTTGAACGTCGGAAAATGTATAGTAATAATTTGGATCAAAAGGAGACAAGGAAACATTACTATGGTATAAAGTTAACTCTGGATCAGAATTTAAAGTCTCATCAACTCCAATATAATTGTATCCTTTTTTATTTTCAAAAAATAAGAATCCAACATCATCTTTATTTTTTGTTTTATTCTCTGTTTTAGGGCACAACCAAGTGATAACATCAAATGGTCTTTTCATACAACCAATAAAATTGTAACCATTTGTTATCGTTCCAATATTAATATCTTTCTTCGTTGATATAAGTTCTTTATCTTGTTCCAGTATTGTTCTAACAATTGCTCCAATAGATCCACTATATTTTTTTACGACTCTAGAAGTTTCATTTTTCAATTGATCTTTCGAAGCCAATCGAACTTTAAATACCTGACCTTTTGATCCCGGCAAAACTGAACTACTAATAACACATAGTTCATTACCTTTTTCATTAGAATATTCAATTATTTCTTTTTTATCTCCAATACTTTGTTCAATAATTACAGATGCAGGATCAGCTCCAACAATAGGAAGTTTAGAAAACATACCATCAGAGTCTGTAATTACAACATCAAAAATTACAGTTGGATTCATGACATCCTCATAATAATCCAATTGAGAAAGACCGACTGTAAAATCAAAGTCTTTGATGAGAATTGTTTTTACTTTAAAATTTGAAGCTGCCATTATTTGGGACTAGTTAATTGTAAAAGACTTGTAAAATCTGGAGAAGTTTTTGGTGGAGATGAAGGAGATCCCATGGGAACTGGAATAATCTGACCAGAACTAGAAGTTCTAGGTTGAGGAGAAATAGATGGTCTAGTTTGTGATGATCCTGATGTCGGTTTCAATCCAGAAGAATCACTCCTAGTTGGAGCACTTGCAATAGAAGATGTTTGAGTTGTTCTAACATTACCACCAGCTCTCACATAGTAATCAATATAAGATGTGGGATCTCGATTTCCCATTATAGTTCCATTCCAGCCATTTCCCAATTCAAAGTGCAAATGTGGTCCTTCAGATCTACCAGTACTTCCAAGTTTACCAATTATTGTAGCCGCACCAGATTTGTTTTCAATTTTTTGACCCACTCTTACATTTATAGACTGCAAATGTCCATGTAAAGTATAAGTTCCATCATCGTGTCTAATTACCACATGTTTTCCCCAACTCTCACTCCCATGATCACCAATATGATGAACAACTCCAGGTTTGACTATTGATATCGGAACTCCAGATTGCCATGGACCACCAGATATATCGATTCCAATGTGATCAGGTCTACGAGAAGTTCTGTATCCAGAATAAATGTATGGGGAAGCTTTTGTACCTCCCTCTGCAGTCATACCAGGTCCAATTTCTGGTCCAGCGCCTGACAAACCAAAAACACCGGCAACACCAGCAGCACCTAATGCGGTCGCTAATGTATTTGCATCTAATAAAGAGATAATCTTCTCAGCTAGACTTTTTTCTTTAAGTAATTCTTCGTTTTGTTTAGATAATTCATCAATAACAACAGATTGATTTTGATTTTTTTTACGAAGATCATAAATCTCTCCCAACATTAACGAAGGAACTTCTTGAGATCCAGAAGACATTTGAGAAGATAACTTAATTATCTCAATTTGTTTCTTATCATTTTCATCTTCCAAGTCCAAAAACTTATCAGAAAAAGACCTCAAATCTCTGGAAGATTTTTTTACAACAGGTTCCAAAGATTTTACTCTTTGTGACAATCTTTGAATGGTAGATACTGACATTTAAGTTTTTCCTCTACGCATTTAAATGAAGTGCATTAGCTAATGCAAGAAAACTACCAGAGGAGGGAGATCCAGTGGCAGTTGTGGAATTTCTTACTGACGACTGACCCATTCCAGACTTACCTAGAGACTGAGGCATTGCCATCGAAATATTGGGTTGTATGGTAGTTGGAGGTGGAACTATCGTAGAAGCAGCAATAGTAGAAGATCCAGGTTTTGTTCCTGAGGAAGAAACATTAACTTGTTTTGCAGAATGTTCTCCAGATTCTGGTTTAGTAGATGAAGAAGTACTTGAAGAAACAGATTGCGGTTTTGTTTGGGTTGGAGAAGTAGATGATTTGGAATGATGTTGTTTTCTTTGCTGGAAATATTTCACACCTTCCCCTGGACCATATTTTTGAAGCCCAGTCCATTTTGATCCTTTAAGTCTATCAATTGCACTCTGAACTTTTTTAGGATCTCCACTTTGAACTTCATCCAAAACTCCAAGATCTTTCAAATACTGAACTGCCGCTAAGTCTTGACTTCGTGGACTAAAATCCTTTAGTCCCAATCTTTGAGCAATCGGTTTATAGGTTGTACTTATAAACTGATACCTACCTGCAGCATCAGAATCTAATTCTTTATTATATCTCTCTGGATGTTTAGAATAATCACTAAAAGTTCCTCCACCAACAACTACATTATAAGCCCCACCAGATTCATGTTTAGCTAAAACATCCAAAAATGATCTGACATTTGGATCTTTAACTGCATCAGTAACCTCTCCAATATCAGCTTCGCTAGAAACAGTATTTCCTAAAGCAGAAGAAATAGCACCAGCAATTCCAGCACCACCAAGTAAAGCACTGGTTGACTTTAGTCTACTATCAGATTGATCACTCTGTTGTTGTGGAATTTGATTTGTTTTTTCAGGAGGGGCAAAAATATTTCTGGAGGAAATTTCACTTCTAGATCTAAGTTGATTGAAGTGATCATTTAAATTTCTATTCTCCCTCTCTTGGGAGATAAACATGTTTCGAGTAAATCCAAAAATATCTCTAGTTAATTTAATAATTGCAGATCCCAATAACTGAACACTAGCACTCAATCTGGAGTCAGCTTTTTCTCTCCTTAAAGACTCAACAGTATTTGTAGAATTGAAAAATGAGGAAGCTGAAATTGCCATTAGTGTTGCATTTGTTGTTGTTTTTGTTTAAGTTCTTCAAGATATTCTTTCAATAATTCAAGATATATTTCTCTCTCCCAAGGCATCATATTTTCTATTTCTGTTAATGAATATTTATGGTATTGCATGAGATTAAAATTTGTTCGAAAGTAATTTTCAAGACTATCTCGTGCAATACTCAAGCGAAAAAATCAGATAGACCCTCCAATACAATCTTATTTTTCTTTTCTGTATTTGGATTAACTACTTCAGTTTCATACATTAGTTTAGGCATTGTACTGAAAAACTTATCAATTTGTTTATATTGAGGAGAAGTTAACCCAGACAAGAATTCCAATAAGTCAGATTCAGTATAGTCTGAAGCTGCCCAACACTCATCACCTTGAGTAATAATGTCGATACAAGAAGCAATTATTTTCAATGAAAGATTGAGAACATCTTCCTGGTCATTCTTATCAAAATTGTCAATAATGAATCGATCAAAGGATGGATACTTCATTGTAATGGTCATATCATCACTCAGTTTAATCTGGTTTGTATGACCCTTTACTTTTTTAACTTTAATCTCATCAATGTAGATTGTAAGAGGAACTTCTGTTTCACCATCATCACCACAAGTTACAATAATGTCAATTGATTCTCCAATTGATTTTGCTCTCACATTGAGAAAAATATATTCAATGTCGAATGTTGGAAGTTCTTCTATATCAATTCCTTTAGTTAAAACGCAGTTAGACAAAACACTAACAACTGCGTTTCTAATCTCATTAATATCCTCAGACTCCATCGCAAGAAGAAGATTTTTTTCTTCTCCAACAATAAATGGTCTATATTTAATTTTCTTATTATTTGATGGTAAAGTCAAATCATAAGATGGTATGGAAACTTTAGGTAATGGCATAATTCACCAATTCAATCAAACTCTATTCCTAGTTATATATCTCTTGTAGACCATACTAACATTTAATTTCAAAATATCAGATCTACCATAAGAAACTTGCATAGGACTAATAAGAGTTGGATAAGCTTCAACAAATTCATAACTCAAATATGTATCACCAAAAAGTGAATTACCAACATCACGATTAAACTTAGTAATCATAAAGTTCAATCGATAATCTTTAGGATATCTAATTTTACTAAAGTTATTGGTGACTGTGGCTGAAGTAGAATTTTGACCTGCTGCACTAGACTTAATTAATCCAGTGGATGAAAACATAGGATTAATAAAGTTCATCCACTCTTCAAAAAATCTTATCACTTTATGGTCTTTATCTACATAAAAACTTAGAGTAATTTGGTCCCCATATCTTCTAAACATTGGGAAGAATTCTCTTTGACCCTGATGATCTCCAGTTACAGCAAAATTTTCAAAACTTGATCCAGGCAAAGAAGTAGAATAACAAAGTAATTCTAACTTTTCAAGAAAACTGAAACCATCAACAACGGACAATAGTCCACACGAAGTCAAATGATTTTTGAACTTACTTTGATGTGGAAAATCAAAGGTAACTTTGAAATCTGGTGTCAAAGAAACCTTCGAAAAAATATTCTTTACACCCTCAATACTATATTTTAATTTCCTAGGTCCCTTGATTAGTGTCATCTATAAATAGAGTTTTATATCATTACTATGTATAATAGATGCCAACATACAAAGGAAAATACAGCCCTGTAAATTACAAAAAATATAAGGGTGATCCAACAAATATAATTTACAGAAGTTCCTGGGAGTTGAAATTTATGAGATACCTAGACTTAAATGAAAATATTGTCTTATGGTCATCTGAAGAATTTTTCATTCCATATAAAGATGAAGTTAGTGGCAAAACTAGAAGATATTTTCCAGACTTTTATATAAAGTGCAGAGAACCCAATGGAAAATTGAAAGAAATGGTGATTGAAATTAAACCAAAAAAGCAAGTCATTGGACCAGAAAAAAATCCTAAAAGAAAAACAAAGACTTGGGTTAATGAAGTTTATGAATACGTCAAGAATCAATCCAAATGGAAAGCTGCAGAAAATTTTTGTAAAGACAGACTTTGGGAATTTAAAGTTCTAACAGAGGATGATCTAGGAATATGAACCTATCAGAAGAAATTAACAAAAGATCAAAGGGTAAGAAACAAAGTTCTTCCTGGTATATCAATGAGGTATCAAAAGCATTATCATCATATCAGAAAAAAGAAACCGATGATATCGATACTGGAGGTATATCTCCAGGCAATATGTACATGTTTAACTACAATCCAGGAGCCACTAGAGAAGGAATAGTTTATGATGCAAATCCTTTGGTATTCATTATCGAAATGCAAGGCAATAAATTTCTAGGAATTAATCTTCATCATGCAAATTATCAAATTAGAAAAATGATTGCAAAAAGTCTTCTAAATAAATCAGATGTGACATCTTTACCTAGAAATTGTTATAGATTATATTTCACTTCTCGTTGTAGCAACTTTATTAAAATTCCAGAAAAATTTTGGGTTGACATATCATCATTGCCAACAGAAAAATTCCAAAATGTAAAAGGTGCAAAAAATCAAAGTTGGACAAATAAAACTTAATGGCCAATCAACCAAGCAAACCAGTAAGAATTAACGTTCCTAGCACTGGAGTATCAGGAAAAGTTCAAGTAGAATACGAATCAAACTCTTCCAACAGTTCAGCTGCTAGAGTATTGGCTGTTTATGTTAACGACAAGATGATAGACCCCAATAGTGCAAACGCAACCACTATTGTAAATAATGCAAATACAAAAACTGCATTAAATGCTTCATTAAAACAATCAAATCCAACTCTAGCAAAACAATATAGTGAAAATGTAACTCCTAGTTACACTGGAAATAAAGATAAGATATATCAAACATATCAGACATCACAAAATGCAACTTCCACAGTCCCACCAAATGCAGCCGGAGTTCCACCATCTAAAACCTTTAAAGAACTAACAGAATCGGTAACAGGATTTAATGGTCAAACTTTAGTTTATCCAGATGATCTATTAAGTAAAGACTCTATAGGTCAAGAATACTTACAAATAACTGCTGTGCAATATCAACCACCAAATAAGGGTCAATTTGGTGGAGCACTTGCAGGAGGTGGATCTGGAATCGGAGCTTTAGGTAAATCAGGTCTATTCAGTTTATACTCAAACATAACACAGAAAGAGTTATCAATAAAAGATAACAAAGGAGTAGTAATTTTTCCAATGCCTGCAACAGTTGCAGATGTGAATGGAGTCAACTGGGGAGAATCATACCTCAATCCACTCGGAGCTGCAGCTCTAGGAGCTGCATCAGATGCAGTTGGTGCTGTACAAAATCTTTTTACTGGAAATGTATTTCAAAATGGAACTAATCCCCTAGATCAATTTGGAGCAGGAATAGACGCAGCGACAAATCCAGATTTATATGAGTATGGTAAATCATATGCAATCACAAAAGCTGTACAGCAATTTGTCAACGTTGGAGACGAAAATGAGTTTTTAGCAAGAACAACTGGATCCATTACAAATCCAAATGCTGAATTATTATTCAAAGGACCAAGATTAAGAGAGTATAGTTTCTCATACAGATTGACACCAAGAAGTAGATCGGAAGCCAAAAAAATAAGAAAAATTATAAGATTTTTCAAAATAAACATGTTAGCAAGAAGAAGTAGTTTTCTACTCAACACCCCAAGTATTTTCTTCCTAGAATACAAACAAAGAAACGGTGAGTCAATAAGATCATTAAATAAATTTAAACCATGTGCGTTGACAACATTAAACATTGATAACAGTGCTGGACCATTCTGGAACGCATATTATGATGAAGATGATCTAAGCAATCCACAACCAATTTCAACAGTTATTCAGTTAAAGTTTCAAGAGTTGTCTCCAGTATTTGCAGACAACTATTCAGAAGATGGTCTAAACGAAGAAGATAACGTAGGTTACTAAAATGTCTTATTTCGAACAACTACCAGATCTAAACTACCCATTTTTAACTGACAGTGACTCTTTAGTTGTAAAAAGAGTAAAAAACCTTTTCAGAAGAGCTAAAATCAGAGATGATATTTTTGACAATATCATGTACTTTGATCGATACAAAGTTTTTGGAGATGACAGACCAGATAATGTCGCTGAAAAAATCTATGGAAATTCAGATCTAGATTGGGTAGTTTTGTTGTCCAATAACATAACTAACGTATATGAGGAATGGCCATTAGACACATTGAGTTTCCAAAACTATATAAACTCAAAATACACATACGAAGAACAATATCAAACAAAACACTATGTTACAACTGAATTGAGAGATAGCAGTAATAGTCTAGTAAGACCAGAAGGTATCATCATAACAACAGAATCATATCAAGACTATACTTTTAAATATTTTGATCCTGAGTTATCAAATGTAGTGACTTTAGGAAATCAAACTTTATCCGAAGTTACAAATATTGACTATGAAATAGAAAAAAATGACACAAAAAGAAATATATTTCTAGTCAAGAAAAATCTTATTGAGATTATTCTAAAAGACATGAAAGAAATCATGGAATATGCAGAATCATCTCAAACTAAGAATAAAAGGTTAAAATAAAAAAATCATAGGGTAAAAAAAATGGCCGGAATTTTTTTCCGACCATTTTGTAATTTACATATAAATTTAGTTTTCTAAGAAATCATTCCTCAGCAAGACGTTGAAAATAACTAAGAGCATCATCTTCATCATCAGACTCATTAATTTCTACTGAGTTTGATGTGGAAACAACAGAGGTAGTAACAAGATCCTCCTCTTCGTCATCAAAAGACTCATCACGTCGAGCAGAAGAAGAACTTGTTTTATTTCCCAGAACAGTATCAAGTCGAGCTTTCAATTGTTCATAGGTTTTGAAATTCTCCTCACTAATAAACTCTTTCAGTGAGTGCTCTTTTTTCCAGATTTCTTCTAGTTGATCATCATCAAACCCACCAAGAACAGAGGGTTCTTCAAACTCAGATTTATCATAGTTCGGATAACCGTCAGCCATACGAACTTTAAGCTTAAAGTTTGCACCCTTCCAGAGATCAAAAGCATTTACTGGAGTTTCATCTTCAAACTCTGGTTTGAGAGCACTAGAAATTTTCTCAAAGATCTTCTTACCATACTTGAACAAGAACACTTTTCCCTCATTTTGAGGGTTAGCAGGATCCTTTACTACATAGATGTTTGAGTAGTAAGAAAGTTTACGCTTACGCTTACGGACAACATCTTGATCAGACTTGTTACCAGTATTCCAAAGTTCACGATTCATTTCTGCAAGAGGATCCTTTCGACCAATAGTAGTCAAAGAATTCTCAATGTACCAACCACCAGGGCCTTGGAAAGCATGACTAAAGACCTGTACAAAGTCATCATCTTCTCCAGCAGGAGCAGGAAGAAAACGAATGACAGCATAACCATTTCCAGACTTATCTCGTTCAATCTTCCAGAGTCGATCATCACTCGACCCAGTTTTATTATTCAGTTTTTCTACTTCTTTAACCAGTTTGGCTGTAAGATTACCAAGGCTGGATTGTTTTTTAAGGTCAGCAAAAGACATGTGTGTTCTCCGTATTCGATGTATTTGTTGTGTGGTACTTGATTATTCTATCACTCCTCTGAAGGAGTGTCAACTGATGTTTCTTCGGTAAGGTTATCTTCAACTGGAGCATCAATTTTTACTCCAAGTTCGCTTAGGTATTCTACAACACCTTGAAGTTTAACATAAAGTTCTTTTTTCACATTCAAGTTAGCAGTGAGTTCTTGAATTTCAGAAGCTAGTTGTCTCTGTTGATCAAGAGCACTTTGAAGATGAATTTTCTGGTCAGTCATGAATTACTTTCTCCTTTAGTATTTTTTTGAAGTTTTCAGTATCTACTCTCAAAAATGGAGAGTATTTTTTTATTTTTAAACTATAAGATTCCCAGACAGGATCTATGAGAATCTTATCATAGTCTCTCACAAATTTCAATATTTTGTCAAGGATTACCATAGTTTCAATAGAAATTCTTTTAGAAAGAAATTCTTTCAAAATTAATGGATGTCGCCCATTTTTACATTCAAATATTTTATCAAATTCATAATTATCAAAAATAGAAGTTATCTCATCAGTAAATCGATAAGTTAGACTTTGAATTCTTTTCTGCCAATTTTTATAGTTATTATCCCCTGTCTGAATAATTTCTCCAATCCAAAGTCTTGATGGATCAGAACATTCTATAAAGTTAGCAATAAAGTACTCTTTGATTTCATCATCAGATCTCTGTCGAGACATCTTCTCAAAAAAATATTTATCTTTTCTTTTATTGAAGGATGCAACCGTTGTTCGGGTTTTGCCATTGTATTTCAGGTAATCATAATTTAGTTTTGTGAAATGATTTTTGAATGACAAATAACAAGTATAGACATCAAAAGGTGTCATAATGGAAGTTTAGCCCTAGAACTCTTTTTTAGGAAATTTAGTTGCATAGCCTCACATCTAAGTCTTTCCTTTAAAGGTTTGGAAAGCAGTTTTGAAACACTTTCAATCTCAATATTATTATCTTCACAATACTGAACTATAGACTCAATATAAGAAAGATTACTCTCCCTAACTGACATTTCAATATCTGAAGAAAACTTTGATTGTGTCAAAAATTTATCATCTAGTTGTCTTTCTAGTTCTTTTTCCATAGGTTACTTGATTGCAAATCCAAATGCTATTGTGAGTCTTGGTGAGTCTGTTTTTGATTCATTGACATAATGATATTCCTCTCCAGAAAAAATTAAAATATCACCAGAAGAAACTTCTGGAACAACTAATGTTTGATCTTCAAACATTAGTTTACTATGAACTTCAGGATCATAAATTAAAAAATGAACACACACAAATTCTTTACTTGTAGATCCAATATGATCATCAGAAATGTGATTGTGAGATTCTTGATACTGATTGATCTTGTAGTAATTATACCAAATATCGCCAAGTTTATCAAGGTGTTGTCCTTTACTATAGCAGTACTGAGAAATTATTTGAGTGTATTTTTTTCTTAAAAAATCAAAATCAATTCTTCTAATTAAGAAGTCATTTTCAGAATCAAAAACAACATGACAATTACAATTCCATGTTGTTTTATTAGGATAAAGACTCCAATTTAATTCAATTTTATCAATATTTTCATTGACGAATTTTTTAGTCCACTCAACATTGGAGATCTTATCTATCCTAAGCATATGACATAAGTTTATGATCTACAAATTCTTTAATGTAATTTGCGAGTTCTTTGATGTAATATTTTTTATCTCTCTTATCAAAAACTTTTACATCACCATTAGGTGTTACCATGATAGTAATCAGTTTTTTGACTGGAATGCCAGTAAGTTCATAGTACATACAAGCATATGCAACTTCTTGAACAAAGTATTGTTGGATCCATGCTTCTGGTTTAATCTTGTTAGCAGTTTTAAAGTCTATTACCGCCAACTCACCTTCATATTCTGCGATACAGTCTACCCTACCAGCAATACCCAAAACTTCACTATAGAGGGATCTTTCTATTGCATGAATATTATTTATCTTATTGAGATAGGGTTTAGCTGATTCAAACATTTTTAATATGTTTGAATTATATTCATCACTACATCTCAATTTATTTTCTAGATAATCTTGACAAACTTCATGAAACAAAGTTCCTCTTGTAGTTGACTCTTTAGAAATACGATTAGCTTCTTCCTCACCAACTCGTTGTCTCCATTCAACAAAAATCTGCCTGTTCTTAAAAGAGGTAACAGAGGTAATAGAAGGAAATAAACCCCCAGAGGGAGTGGGATAATATCTAACACCATCAATATCTCTGGAGGTTAATTCTAGATCACCAAGATAATTCAAATGAACAAACACATCAATACCCCAAATTTGTTTTGTTTACAATATAGGACTTAACTAAACCAGATCTAACTATATCATCGATTCCAAATTCAATACATGCAAATTCTGGCATAGATTGAAGAATTTTTGTAAAATCAATGATACCGTTCTTCTCTTGAGTTTTAATCAGATCTGTCTGCATTATATCACCACAGAACATAATTTTGCAATCCTCACCAACTCTAGTAATAATAGAATCTAACTCGTGGAAGTTTAAGTTTTGGCACTCATCAACAATAATGATACATCTGTCAAAAGTAGTTCCACGAAGGAAAGAAGTAGACCAAAAACTAATAGTTTCTTGGGACTTGAGGTTTCCATAAAGCATTTCAAACGAATTATCATCTGGCATTTCGAACATGTACTTTACCATGTTCTTGTATGGGATTTGATAAAGACTTGATTTGTCTTCATGATCTCCTGGAAGAAAGCCAATTTCTCTAGTAGCTACAAGAGATCTTACGATATAAATTTTATCATACGGTGAAACTTCATCAAGAACTTCTCTCAAAGCATTGTAAAGAGTAATGAAAGTTTTACCAGTTCCTGCACAACCATACGCAAATAAATTTTTACCTTTTGAATATGCATCAAAAAGAATTTTTTGATTATCAGTTAAAGGTTCAATGTCAACAAGATAATCAAGATTGATTGGTTTTTTTCTCCTCATTTGTTTGGCACTCATCCCAATACCAACTGGTCCAGAGTTCTTTCTTCTTTTAACAGGCATAATTGTAATTAAAGTGTTTTAATTGTAGACCCAGGCATCTTTTTAGCTCGATGAAGAACATCGTTCCACCCAGGATGAGACTTCTTCAACTTATCTTTCCATTCACCAGACTCACCAATAGAAGCACATCCTTGAGACCAATCCTTATCCCAGTCTGGATTATCTTTTCTCCATTGTTCATAATCAGAAATCGACATGGAAAGTTCTTGTGTTTCACCAGTCAATTTGTTAATAACAGGATACACAGGCATTATGTTGTCCCTCCCAGAGATTCTTCCTGGTTGTTGTATTTAGTTTCAAATTCTTTTTTCAATTGCGTCCTAATCTTCTGATAAAAATCTAGGATGTCATGATTGTTGTTATAAACTAATCCACAATCTTTTGCAATTGAGATAATTTCTTGATTACTCATTGACTTATATTCTCCAAAATTTTAAGTTTGATATCAGCAGAAGATACCCATTTCTCAACATTTTTTTTATAATCATGATAAGAAATTAAGTAGTTGCCCGTAACACCGTCAACATCTAGAACTTTACAAGTGATCCAGACATTTTCTTCTTTTAAAAAATATTCGTAATACATTATGGAATTGTGATAGAAGGTTGATAATTAGAACAATCACAAGGTCCTGGATCACATATCCATCCTAAAGCTTCAGACACAGCAGGAAAAGAACATTTAAAAGCTTCTTTACATTTTTCTGCAATATCTTTATGTTCCAATTGAGTTCCGTTAGATGTTCTAAGTTCGATATAATGTATCCATGAACGGCATGAACCTGTCATGTAAATTCGAGTCGGTGTTGCTATAGGAAGTACAAAACGAGCACATTCTTTTGCAACACCTTGATTGAGAAGACGATTATAAAGTTGTTGTGCTTTGATGAAGTGTTCTTGAATTTCTGCTTCTAGAGTATCTTTCAAATACTCATCAAGATCATCAGTAGAATTTTGTCGATTTTTAGTATCTTGCCTACGAAGTTGTGGAATCGGAATGTCTCCAGAAAGGAGCTTTGTATCAGCGTAACGTTGAGAAAATTCTTGAAACGTAAACGACCTATGTCGTAAAATCTGAGCAGCTATACCACGATTAGTTTCAATCTCAAGAGTCATATGAGACTGTTCAAAGACTGACCAATGTTGATGATCAATACAGTACTTAAGAAGTTTCGAATAACTTGGATTCTGTTGGTTATTGGGATTACTGACCCTGGCAATATATGCCATGGTCTGTTCAGCATTTGGAGTCAGAGAAATAACCTTAACATTGTTTTGCATACTATTCTTCTAGCAATTTACTAATAACTTTTTCAGTACCATCAAGTCTCCTAACTTCATACAAAGGAGACCTCATATATTTTTTTATTTTTTTATACTCCTTCATAACATCATCAAGTTTATTCAAGTCAACTTCTAATTTAAGCTCCCCGCCTTGTTTTTTTTGTTGTTTGGGTTTCGGAGCCATAGAGTCTTGGATTAGCTCTTCCTTCTGTCCAATTAATTGATTTAAGTCCTTGTCGAAATGCGTCATAATACATGTCAAATATTTTAACTCTTGCCTGAGACTGAACAATATCAGTGCAAGGAACATTGCCATATTCATAGTCTACGACATATGAATTATTTGGCAATGTCTTATCTTTGGAAATGGATCTGTCACAATTTTCATGGAGAATTGTGACACCATATTGTTTCTTCAAACTTTCCTTGTCCCTGCCCAGATTGTTCCAAGCAGGTCCGTTATTTTTAAGTTCTGTTGCCCCACTCGATGGATGGGAAGGCTTCTTTAACGACGTTTTGGGTAACTCTGTATTTCTTTCCAAGTTCTTTATCCTTTACTAAACATAAAACTTCAGCCTCAGACTCATGAAGACCTTCTAGAAGTTGAATAAACATCATCTCCTTTCTGGATTGTGATAGGTCATAGTTACCACCCTCTATAAAATTATAGAAAATTCGATGTTCATGAACCAATCTAGTATGATCCGTTCCAACAGGTGCGTCATTGGCAGTATAAGGAACTTGACCTTCAGGTAGAGAACTCTTTAGAGAAGAATCAAAATTCCAAATAAGTAACTTTTTTAATGCGGGAGTTTCATTTTCCCTAAGAATTTTTATTTTTTCTTCCTTTGTTTTTGCGTTTGATACTTTTTGAAGAACTTCAGAAATCAAAGGATTATTAGGTAATTTAGTCATATCAGTTTGTGTTAATTAGTCATCTTCGTCATCTTCAGGAAAATCAAAAGCGATTAATGTATCTCTAATAAGATTTCCTTCATTATCAAACATTTCTGGATGAAATGTAAATGGATCTGCACTATTGTCATAATGATCTTTAACGATCCAAGTTATTAATCCTCCCACCAAGAAAAACAAAATAGAAAATAAAACCGTGAACGTTAGCACAACTGGGGTGGTTTCCATTTTGTCCTCCTATTTGTTGGATTGTATGTCAATACCAAATTCAAAGTTAATTTTTATTCCTCTATTAAGAATAGAAAAAAACTTATGTAACCTGATCGACAAAAAATTATATTGAGGTTTATTCAATTTTTTTCTACGAAGCATCAACTCCGTGCCTCTATTTAGGTTATCACCACTAGACAATTTTATTCTCTTGTAACCACTGAACTGTTTCTGTACAACCACCAATTAAAACTCCATCTAAAATGACTCTAGGAAAAGTAGATCCACTGCCAAATTGATCATAAAATTCTTCTCTAGTAAAATCAACATCTAAAAGATATTCACGATACTTTTGACCTGTCATTTCCAAAACTTCTTTGACTTTAATACAAAAAGGGCATCCCTCTTTAGAATAAATTGCAAAATTGTTATACATTAAATTCCCCTGTGAATAACAGTAAATACTGGATACTTTGATTCTAACACATCAGCAATAAATCTGCAAGCAACATCTGGTGCAGTATGATCACCACAAGTAAAAATATCTACGGCAGCATAACCTTTTTCTGGCCATGTGTGAATGCTAATATGACTCTCAGACAGCAGGCAGACAGCAGTGATTCCCTGTGGCGTGAACTCGTATTTGACTTCTTCAATCAGCGTTGCGTTAGCATGTTCTACTGCTTGCCTAAGGGAAGTGCTAATAAATTCTGAGTCATTTAAAAGGTCAGCATTACACTCACACAACTCAGCAATGTGATGTACACCTAGCACTTCTTTAACCATCAATGTATCTCCAATATCGTTGAGTATTTATTTCAATAAAAAAAGGAGGATTGCTCCTCCCAGTGTATCAGGTTTTATTTGTGGTGTCAACCGATTGTTGGAGCGGTGAGAGCCACAGGAGTGGATTCAGCGGCGGCAAGATCGAGTGGGAAGTTGTGAGCATTTCGTTCATGCATAACTTCAAATCCGAGATTGGCACGGTTAAGGATGTCAGCCCAAGTGTTGATAACACGACCATTGTTATCCAGTAGAGACTGGTTAAAATTGAAACCATTAAGGTTAAAGGCCATAGTAGACACGCCAAGAGCAGCGAACCAGATACCAATAACAGGCCAAGCAGCCAGAAAAAAGTGAAGGCTACGAGAGTTGTTAAATGACGCATATTGGAAGATCAAACGACCAAAGTAACCATGAGCAGCTACAATATTGTAGGTCTCTTCTTCTTGTCCAAATTTGTAACCGTAGTTCTGCGACTCAGTTTCTGTTGTCTCACGGACAAGAGAAGAGGTGACAAGAGATCCATGCATAGCAGAGAACAGAGAACCACCGAAGACACCAGCAACTCCCAACATGTGGAAAGGATGCATAAGGATGTTGTGTTCTGCCTGGAAAACAAGCATATAGTTGAAAGTTCCCGAAATCC